CCTGAAGCTTCTTCAGAAGATGTGGACAAAGTTTTTGAGAAAAAATTTCCTGATACTGTTGTTCCAGAAGAAGGAGCGCCAAGTTCAGAAGTTCCTGATGAGGAAATTCCAGCATCAGAGGAAGAAGTTCCGGAAGAAGAAGAACATGTATTTGCTAAACCTGCTACTGCGGTTGAGAAAGACCATTTCAAAACGGTTCTAAAAGCAAATCAAGAAACAATTAAAAGTTTAAGAACGCAACTTATCGAAGCAATTGCTCAACGTGATGCGTTATCGGACAAGCTTGAGAAACTGAATAAAATAGAGGAATAGTTCTGTATTTACATTCTGAAAAGTCCTTCTTTTTTATTTGTTCTGAAACAGCTTTCCATTTATTTGCGAAAGCTGTTTCTATTTTAAATTACAATCTATGGCTGTTACAATTCTTGATCACACCTACAATGCTCAGCGTTTTAGTCCGCTTGTTTATGATGAAAAAGTCATAAAGTATTCCCATTCACTTAGACCAGGAACTTTAGCTTATGATGATTTTTGGGATGAACAAGATGATCGATGTCTTTTTGGTTTCAAGCCAAGAGGAATGAACGATATTACTGGAGAGCATTACTTTCATTTAAATATGAATCAAATTGAAATGCTTCCACAAGGTGCTTCAAGAAAGAAACTCCATTCACCGTACTATCGGGAACTTGATAATAGATTATTTAAAATTACCTATGATGCCAAGAAACATCGTTATGGTTTAATTGTTGGTAAACCTCGTAGGGTTGGTTTATCAGAGTTTGGAGCTTGTCAGGCTGAATATGAACTCATCATGCACTTGCGTAACCGTATTGGTGTATGTGCTGGTAAGCAAGACAAGGTTGATGGTTTTGTAGACAAAGTAATGTCCTTGCTTAAAAACATAAGACCTGAGTATGCTTCTGCCAGATTATTGAAAAATGATAAATTGCTGAAACTAGGATATAGCGATATCGTAAATAAGCAATCTATTGAATGTGGTTTAGAATCTGAAATGCTTATCCGAACCATGTTTGTTGATAGTGCTGGATTCGAGGGTGCTTCTATGTCTTTGGTTATTTTTGAGGAAGCGGGTTTATTTGGTAATCTAATTGCTTCCTATAAATCAACAGAACCTTGTTTTAAAGATGGAGCGATACAATTTGGAACTCCATTGATTTATGGTACCGGTGGACAGATTGAAAAAGGTTCAAAAGGTTATATGGAAATGTGGGAGAACCACAAAGCCTACAATCTTGAAAAAGTATTTATTCCGGCTTATGAATATTATCCAGGGGATGGAGAAACTGATGCCAAAACAGGTGTTCAACAGCCATCGTTCTTTGATATTAGAACCGGTAGAACAAACCAAGAAGCAGCGTTAAAGCATATTATTGACCAACGTAAAATTGCTTCCAAATCCAAAGATGGTATTACCAAACACATACAGTCTTATCCAATTAAAGAATCTGAGATTTTCATTAAAACCAAAGGGGGTATTCTTGACCGCGTTAAACTGAACAATCAGTTGATGGTAATAGAAGAAGGGCTTTGTCCTTATGATGTTAGGAGAGGTCGCCTAGAATGGGTAGATGATGAACGTACTATAAAATCTTTGCAGAAATGTAAAGATACCAAGGAGAAAACAAAACTCCGTATTAAAAACAAATCCAAGCTTCGTTGGTTCGATGATGAGAATGGAGTTATTCAGAAAATAGCGGATCCTATTAATCATGATGATATGGACCACAAACCTGATATCGCTGGTTGTGATAGTTATGATGAGGAAGTAGAGGAAGATTCCAAAACGGCTTCCGATGGTTCTACAGTTGTTTTTAGAACCTATGCTGGACCATCAAGAGAATTCAATCTACCAATAGCGGTATTGGCAGAACGTGGCGATTCAAGTAATGATGATACGTTTTATGAGAATAATGTGAAGTTGGCTATCTATTACAATTATGAATTGCTTTTTGAATATTCTAAAATTGCTATCGAAAGTTACTTCAAGGATGTAGGCGCTGAGAAGTATTTGAAAATACGTCCTGATTTAAGAAAAGATTTAGGTCCTACCAAAGCCAAGAATGAATTTGGTCAACGTATGACTACCGATGTAAAAGTATTGGGTACCAAATTACTTAAAGCCGAGGTTAAGAATAATTCTGAAAATATTTGGTTCAAAAATATATTGCTTGACCTTATCGATTTTGGAGATACCAATACAGATATCGCTATGGCTTACATGATCGTTCTACTTTACAAACTGGAAATGTTTGAAATGACAGTAGAGGAAGATGATGATGATTATGATGATGGTCAAAACATATTTGATGCAATGGCTTATTATGATGTGGATAAGAAAGGAAACGTTCTTGTAAAAACATATAGTGGTCAAGACTTAGATATGTTGGAAACATTTAATCCCGATATCCATCTTACTGATTATGACCGACGAGAGATTACACGTAAGCGTGCTGAGGATAAAAAGAATCTTGAATCCCTTAAAAAAGAGTATGAAGGCAAGCGAAAAACATCCTTTGAGGATTTAATCCAACAAGAAATTTTAAAAAATATTGAACACTCGTAAAAAAGTAATAATTTTACATAAAAATAATATCCAATGAACTCATACATTCTTACCAATCAGAAGATTTCAGAAAAAGAGAAAGACAAGGAGTGGCACAAAGCACATGTTGTGAATTTTGTAAATTTTGATTCTTCTAGAACTCTTTCCGAAAGAAAGGCTATGCAGTTAAAATGTTGGAGAGCTTATAGCTGTCAGCAAAGTGAAGAGCATAATAGAAATACCATGCCAGTCACACATCCATACGCTATGAGTTTGGGAATGGAATGGATTGACTATCCTCTTGTAGAAAGTAAGTTGGAGCAAATGGTGGGTGAGTTTATGACTCGTGGTATTAAGCGCAAAACCTATGTTATAAATAAAAAGGCTCAGACAGCTAAGTTAAATGAATTGTTTGATATGGTTTCCGAAGAACTACTTCGTGAAGTCAATAAGCAATTGGAACCACAATTAGGGTTTACTCCCGAAACTGCTTCTCCAGATAAAGAACTTCCACCAAATATCGAAGAATTCTTTGAGCAAGGTTACAAAACAATTTCAGAGCAGGTTTCTGATACCATACTAAATCAAGTTCTTATCAGTAAAAAGAATATTGACAAAATCAAAGACTTATACCTTGACTTCCTTTTGTATGATGAGTGTATTGGTTATATTGATGAAAAGGATGGAAGTCCGAATATTAGAAAACTGAATATTTTTGAAACGGAAATGGATTTTAATCCGGATTCTGAAATACAAGACAATCCACAATATCTTATCTTCAACAAAGTTCTTGGTTACAATGAGATAATCAATACATACGAACTTACCGATGAAGAAACTCAAACGCTTCAAAGCTATATGCAAGTAAATCCTATCGGTTCTTCTATGATGGATGAAGATTATCTTGGTGGTATGGGAATGGGTGGTTTAGATACCAATTACTCCAATTGGATTCAGGGAGATAAAAACAATCTTCGTATTCGTTGTGTTGAAATGGTATGGATATCTCAAAAAAGAGTATCTGTAAAAGTTTCTATCAATAAGAAAACCGGAAAAGAAATATACAAAAGTATTCCAGATGGCTATAAGGCTAGAAAAGGGGATGATGTAAAATCTATATGGGTTCAAGAAAAACGCCATTGTCTAATGTGTGGTCCTAATCTAGTTTTGGAATGGGGAGTAGATAATGAAAGAGCTTCCCGTATTGATAATCCTAAAGAAGATTCTATCTTTGTTGCAGCAATCAGAAGAAACAATAATTTAAGTAATATGCAAATGCGCTCTGCAGCATATAAATTATTACAGTTACAAGACTTTGCTTCGGAGTGTCTTTTTGAACTACGTTTAGCCATGCGTAGAAATAATGGCCGAGTGTTGGTATATGATGCTGCACAAGTTCCGAAGCAGTTCTTGAAATCAGGTGGATATAGTAATGCAATTAATAGAGTAATGCATCACGCCAAAAAGGATCAGTTCTTGATTATTAATTCAGCCGATAAACAATCCCGTTATAATTTCAATCAGTTTACATCATTAGATTTATCTACCAAAGGATTGATGCAAGACATATTCAATATGCTTGGACTTATTGAAGAATTGGCGGGTAAGTTTTTAGGTTTATCTCCACAGCGTGAAGGTAATATTGACCAGTATGAAAGTGCTACAGGAACAGAGCGTGCTGTAAGCCAATCGACAGCGAGAACAGAGATTTATGTAAAACCTTTTGAATCGTTTATAAAATACCTTTTGGATAAGGTATTGATGAAAGGAAAGCATGTTTACGAAGAAGGAGAAGTTACCCAATATATTTTTGGAGATTTAAAAACTTCATTTTTCAAAGTATATCCGGAATACTTCCAAGAGGATGTTGGTGTGTATATCGCTGATAACTTTGCTGAGCAAAAGAAAAAATCAGTTATCGACCAAGCTGCTACTCAAGCTTTATCAAATGCGGCTACTCCGGATTTAATATTGTCATTGATTGAAACATTAAATGCTGATACTGCTGGTGAGAGTGAAGCAATATTCAAGCGTGCGGTAAAAGCTTTGGAAAAATTAAAAGCACAAGAAGCTCAAGCTGCTGCTGATGCTCAAAAATCAGCACAAGAAGCTACTGCCAAAATTGAGAGTGATAAAGCTGACTTGAAACGTGAAGAATTCAAAAACAATATTGATGTTGCTACTATTCAAACTAATGGCCAGGCGGTACGTGAAATGAATAAAAATGCTTCTTCTGAAAAAGTCAAACTAGCTGATATAGAAAAAGATTTGCTATTGGCTGAGCAGAAAAGGTCTGAAACATCAAAATAATTTTTACATTTGTTAAAATAAATAATTAAAAAGGAAAAATATCATGGCAAGAGAAGAAGAAGATTTCGAAGAAAATAGAGGTTCTGATGCTTTGCATACTGAGGACAACTTATTTCAAACATTACAAGATGGTCTTGATGATCACGATGATGATGAAGATGAACTTTTAAATATCGACAAACCTTTTCAAAGTTTTGAAGAAGAATTTGAAGAAGAAGAATACGAGGAAGAGGAAGAAGAAGATAAAATGTTTCCGGATGAGGAAGATGATGATGAAAACGAAGAAGAAGATGATGCCGAATTCAAAGAAGAAGAACTTACCGTTCTTAACAAAAAGTTAGGTACCAACTTCAAAACAGTTGATGATTTAAAAAACAGTCTTAAATCTCAAGAAGAAGAATCAGATCTTCAGAAAGAAGAAAACGAATACAAAGCACTTACCAATAAAGTTGGATTGTATGACCGTTACATTCAGTTGTCTAATGAGGAATTAATCAGAGAGCAACTAATTTCGGAAGCTAAAGGCGAGAAAAGAGATATCACTGATACGGATGTATTGGATGAGATTGAAGAAAAACTTCAGGGAATGATTGACCTTAACCAATTGGATGGTTATGCAAATACTCTAAGAGCGAATCTTAATTCAAACAAAGAGAAAGCACAATCTTCTATTGATAAGATTGACAACAAAAGAATAGAAACTCAAAATGCTATTTCTAAAAAGAATACAAGTGACCTTCAGGATGCTTTTGCAGAAATATTCACCCAACAAGAATTCATGGGTGTTACGGTTACCAAAGAAATTATACAAAAAGCGTATCAAAGCGTTAGAACAAATAAATTTTTCGAGAGTGTTAACAACAGCCAGGAAATGATTGCCAAGTTGGCATTATTCGCTGAATTAGAAAAAGAAATTTCAAAAACAGCCAATCGACCAACTCACAGTGACAACACTAAAAGTGCGTTCCAAACTTTAGCCGGTAATGGTGAAAAGCGACGTAGAAGTGTCACACAAGCCAATGGCTCAGCATCATCAGGTAGCGCCGACGATAATTTAAACAACTTCTTGAGATAGGTCAAGGACTAATTGAGAGAAGTTATTTTTATGCATAGAAGGTTTTAGCCAACGGTAAAAACCAACAATGTTTTGAGTACAATAATTTATTTTTTAAAAATCTTAAAACAAGAGAAATTATGTCAATTTTAATTAGAGGAACGAAAGAGAATTTCAACCCTCAAATCCACACAGAAGCCAATTCGTTGACTTCTAAGATGAACAAACACTTTGAAGTTCGTAGAAAGTCTATGGATTTGTTTGCTCGTTATACGAAGTTTACTTCGTTTATGTTTGCTTCAGGGCGTGTTAATGGTGGTGCAAAATCTGGAAAGGTTATGAGCGCTGCTAAAGATACGTTAATGGACAACGCTTACCGTATTCAGTATGAAGGAGCTTTATTGCTTCCTGCGTATGCGAAAGGTGGAGCGCAAATCGGTTCATGGTTTGATGCTGGTAATAGCCAACCGGATATGGGTGCTGTAGTTACAGTTACTTTTACCAATGGTATTACTGCTGCAACCGTAATTACCGATGTTCCTGGAAGTATCTCTATTGAGCACGATCCGGACAATGAAATCTACGGAGACAAATTCAATCCTAACGACTCTATCATTTTAGGTCAAGGTATGGGTTCTTTGTTTATCATTCAACAACACCCAAGACGTTCAGTTGACGGAAGCCACTACGTTCTTGATGGTAAGTTTGTTGGTACTGCTAACTTATTCAAAGTCGAGTATTTGGCTGCTGGAGAAGTTATGACAGAAGGTGGTAACTACTTCGGGGAAGGTTCTCTTAGAGGATGGCAACGTTACAACCGTAACAAATGGAGAATCAACTATTCTTCAATTCACCGTTCTACTGTTACAATGACTGGTTCTGCTAAGAAACAGAAAATTGCTTGGATTAGTAATCCAGAAACAGATGGTAAGTTATGGGAGTATGATGAAATCTTGAAAAACGATAGAATCTTTCACATGCAAAACGAACTTGCATTGAGATATTCTCGTATTTCTATGGATGCTACTGACCACTCATGGTTTGAAAACTATGGTACCAACAAATTAACTCTTACAGGGTTTAAAGCAGAGTCAGGTTTAACTGCTCCGATGTTGGGTGATGGTTGGATTCCACAAATTCAAGAAAACTTGACTATTGATTATGATCCAAATGCTGGATTATCTTATTTGGCTTTAGAGTCATTAATGATGATTCTTGGACAACGTTCTCCTGTAGGTTCTTCTGGAAACACTTTCGTAGGTGTTACAGATACTATTGGACGTTCTGTAATCGATGCAGCTTTCAAGAAATTGATTGGTTTTGGTAACCATGCTGCAAACTCTGCTGCAGGAACTATGAATTCAAACATTGTCGATATCTCTACAGGTAAAGAAAATGAAATTGGATTTGAAATCACTACTTACAACTATCTTGGAAACAAATTTGTTATCCTTGAAGATGAGTTGAACAACAATCCAGGTTTGTTCAATACAAGTGGTGGTGTTACTGGAACAGGTAATATCTACGTGTTAAACTGTTCTTCTGTTGATGGTGTATCTAACTTTGAGTTATTTGCTCGTTCAGGAAGAGAGTTGAAACGTAAGTATGAAAATGGTATGGAATCATTCCAAGAATCAGCTGGCGATGTTGCATCATCAGGATTCGATGGATGTTCAGTACATACATTGTCTGAGTTGTTGCCAATTCTTTATGATGTAAGAAGTTGTGCTATTATCAAAGCGACTACCAAATACAACGGTGGAGCATTGTCTGGCAACGCTATTACTCAAGGAACGCATCAAGCAGCGAAATTCTTGTATTAGTATTAAATTTAAAAGTGCGAGATTCATTAAGTTTCTCGCACTTTTTATAAATTAAAAAACAAATAAAATGGGAAACGAGTTAGAATTAAAAGAAGAGAAAGTAGAATCAGGAAGAGATAAGTATTTAAAAGCTGTCGTTCTTGATCCTAAAAAAATGCAAGGTGTTTGGGAATTGAAGATTGAGTTATCAAACTCTCAAGGAACAAAAGCATTTGGTGGTAGAAGATTAACAACTTATATTCATCCATGGACAGGTACTCGTGTTCCGCTTATCGATTTAGATAATCAAGAAACTCTTGGTTATATGATTGACAAGCCTACAATGAGATTACAGCCTGATTCTAATCCAATGGATAGAAGAATTGTTGATTGGTTGATTGCTCATCCAGAAGTAGGTGTTCAAGGAATTGAATTAACCGACCTTGTGAAGATTAAAAAAATGTCTAATCCAACTATCACATTGAAGAATGTTGATAGACAAGAGTTGTCTGAAATCGATAATCAAGATACTATCGATGTTATCATTGGTAAGTTGTCAGATGATAATCCAAAAACTGGCGTATCATTGGAAAGATTGAGATATTTATTAGCTCACTTCAATTTGCCATATTTTGACATTCGTTGGATTAAGAACAAAACCACTGAGAAGAAATTACTTCGTCAGAAGATTAAAAACTTTGCTAGAGGTACAAGTGCTGGTGGCGAGTTAAATGCTTCTCTTATTGGCAAAGTATTCGATGATATCGACAACTTGAAATACTCTTATGAGTTCAAAGAAATGTTGCGTTATGATATCATTCGTGAAGCCAATGGTATTTATAAATTCAACAATGTACCTATCGGAAGTAATGAAGATAGTGTAATCAATTGGTTGAAAACTAACTTGGAGATTTACACCGAAATGGTAGGTGAATTATATCCAAGGCTAAAAGCTGACGGATTCACTTTTAAATAAAAAATCATTATGCCATATACCGTAACGGAGGGCTATAATAGAGTACTAGAGGAAGCGGATAAATTAGGTTCAGACTACTTTACCCTTCCTCAAGTTCTTAAAGCTTTCAAGAAAGAAACGTTAAGTTTCGTAGGAGCGCGTGCTAAAGAAGCTGAATTGAATCAAGAGATAACTGATGATATTAGACCTCTCTTGGCTTCGGTTCTTATTCCGTTTGTAAATAATCCTGATAGTGCTGTTGAGAAGATGGCTACCTTGCCGAATGACTATCACACAAAGCTCACAATAAACGTTTTGTATAATGATGGTATAAAGGCTAGAAAACCAACAATAGAACGTCATGGGGAGCATAATACCAATATGACGAGTCCATTTAAAAAACCTGAGAGAATGTATCCATTGATTCAACAGTTCTCTAATTATTTTAATGTGCATACAGGACTTGCTTTAAATTCTACAGTACAACCATCAAAGCTTATCCTGATATACGTAAAGCAACCTACCTTTGGCTCGGTATCTACCAATCCAATAGTAAATCTTCCAGATGCGGTTTGCGAATACTTGTTTGCAGAAACAGCCAATTCTTTAAGACAGAAAACTGGTGAACCTAGCGCAATGGCAGATTTTAAACTTAATCAAACTTATAGAAACAAATAATGGAAACTGAAGAAAAAATAGTTTATTCGATTATTGAAACGGTTCAGAAAGGAAACCTAACTGATGATTCTAAAATAGATGAAAGAGTTATTCGTGCTTTCTTGCAAAAGTATAGAGCTGCTGCTATTGGAAAGTATTCTATGTCCGGGCAAATAATTAGTGATGAATGTTTTCAGTTCTTAGGTTCTCTTCCATTTGTTAAATTGAGTAATAGAAAGTTTGAAAGAAAGCTTCCAAAATTCATTCAGTTAAACAATCGCTCAGGTTTTTACTTTGAGATTTCTGGAGAAAGTATTCCGGTATTAAATTCAGAAGAATTCCATTTGTCAATGAAAAGCATAATGAATGGTAATCTTCCCAAAGCTAAAATGAGTGGCAACAATGCCCTTATTTACACTGGAGAATATAAAGTTGTTGATGGAAAGAAAAGACCAAAGAGTAATGTTATAATTGATGAACTTGAAGATCAGATTTATGAGAATGAAAATGAGTTCATAAATATTGATGTTTATGGTGTTTTGGATAATCCTGATGAAGCTGAGGATTATGATTGGACTAAGGATCCATATCCTTGTCCTTCGGATTTGGTTGAGGAAATAACTACCAAAATTCTAGCCAAAGAATACAATGTGATTTTAAATGTGCGACAAGATAAAGTAACTGATTCAAATGACGAAAGCAGCGCCAAGCCAACCCAAAACCAACAGAACTAAGTTTAAGGAAGTTTTTGGATTAAATTACTTCTACTCTATGTTCCCTAATAAATACCCTCCTAAAATGCTTGGAGAGAAGAAAGGTGTAACACCTAAAAAAGTCAGTATATCTCTTTACGGAAAAATATTAAAAGAATACTTTGATATTTACTTTAAAGAGATATATTTTTTAGATGGACCATCCTATTTCCTTTATACAGGTTCTTTGACTAAAGTAAAATATCGTCCAAGAGTTATTATGAATAAAGGAGTCAAAAAAGTAGTGAATGCTTCTATTGGTTTTATGTGGTACCAAAGGCCTTCTGAATTGTTTTTCCTTTGTTGTAAATTAAAGAAGCTTACTGGTTCTACTAATATTTTACCTAAGATAGAAAAAATATATAAAAACAATTTTGATGTTAATTTAATTGTTAATTTTGAAGATGCTATCGAAGAGCAAAGAATCCATAAAAATAACTTCATACCATGATATCAGGAATAGTACCTTTTGAAGAAATTGTTCAGTCTGTAAAAGATGAAACTGGTCTTGAGAATCTAAGGCCTTTTTACGAAAAGTTACGTAGACTTATGTTTCGCGGAGAGAGAGAAATAGGATATGGTGGTTCGGTTGAGTTAAAGAAAAAAACATATATTGTTGTCGGTTCTACAGGCGATTGCAACTTTGGAAAGTTTTTTAAATTCCCTGAAGATTTTATAGAATTGGAAGGTGTTGGAGTAAATTGCTGTATTGTTCCGGAGTTTAAATATACACCAACTGCTGAGGGGATTCGATTCAAAGAAAAGCAAACTAAAGATATCGTTGTTTTATATTGGGGAATAAGAACAGATGAGCAAGGTTATCCGATGGTAACCCGAAATCATGAAGAAGCTGTTGTTGCTTTTATTGTTTGGAAATTGTATTCTTCTAAGATTTTCTTAGGAATAGGAAATATGAATGCTAATAAAAACTATGAGCAAAGTTTTATCAATGCTCTGTTAGAAGCTCGCGGTGATGATGCTTTCCCAACGTTAGAACAGTGGAATGCTCTTGGACAGTTATCTTATACGGACAGAAGATTATTGATTGATCAAACAGTTCATTCTTATGATTATTGTGCGGAGTATGAAGATGTAGTTTGTGAAGGTTCTGCAATTGTAGATGCATCACTTGCTTACTGGCAATTAAATAGTTTAACGGATGATATCAATGATGTAATTCCATTGATCAATAATACTTACCTAGATGCCAAACAAAATGTTCCGTTGAGAATATTTGCTGATGGAGAGGATGTTGTTTATACTTTTATCGGTAGAATATGTTTCTGTATAAGAAATACTGAAGATATTAATTATATTTTGAGAGATACTTTTGAGAGTAATATCACTAATGCTTTTGATGTAAATTATGATGCTGCTACTAGAACGAAATTATATGTATCTAAAAACGTATATACCTATTCTACTTTAAATACTAAAATAGAAACACCGTAATCATGACAACTTTTGAGATAACAGAAAAACCAATTAGAACCTTAATGACCGTATCAGGCATTGAGGTTGTTGTTGGAACGCAATATGATATCGCTTTAGAGTCGGCAACGGTTCTTCATAATGCAACTCCGTTCCTAGGAGAACCATTTGATTCTTTCAAATATAAAGTAACAAAAGATGGTAAGGTTTCTGTAAATACCGGAACTGTTCGGGTTTCTTTTGCTACCAATAAAACAGGAGTTCCGCCGATATTAACAATTGTTCAAGATATTCATTTTACGGATTCTTTTTTCTTTAGTGATATTGTTGCTCCGGAAGCGCATTATGATAGAATTACAATAACGAATATTGAAGGCAGAGGTTCTTGGACTTTAAATGGTAATATTGTTTTTGTTGGCCAAACCATATTCTATTATGACCTTGTGAATAATTTGAAATTCATTGCTGATAATCCTGGCAACATGGATGATTATGCTGTATTCACTTGGGATACTGAAAGCATACTTGGAAATCATGGACAAACCAATACGATTACAGTGAATACTTCTTCTTTGAATGGTGCTGAATTGGTATTAGTTTCAGGACCAAGTTCGGAACAGGATCCAACAACTTTGGTAGAAACAACTAACTATTCATTTAAAATACAAAACAGTATTGTAGGTGCTTCATATCAAATAGGAATAGATACTACTCTTTATCCAACAATAGGAATTAATCCTTTGGATATTGTTGGTATAACCGAAAGAGATTATCCGGAAGGAATAATTAATACTTCTGGTCTTTTTGTAATTGACTTTTTTCTTGATGATAATGGAGAAACTGTTTATTATGTTCGAATAGTAAAAGATACAGATACGGTTGTTGAAAATAGTATTACGATTACGCTTAATGATGTTGATGGGGATCCATTAAATGTCAATCCATTATTGAATCAACTTATATTAATAATTCCAATAACACCAACGCCATGAGTAGAGTAATAAATATTACCAAAGTAGGGAAAGCAACAATGATTGAAGTTGTTGATGGTACAGGAACTCCAGAATTTTATATGATAAATCAATTGACAAATGTTTTATTAAGAGGTAATGTTCTTCATGTGAAAATACATGGTGAGCCTACTCTTTTTATTTTGTATTCTGAAATATCTGATAAACTGGGCTCTACAGACCTTAAAGATTATTTAAACAAAGCAGCAGCATTATTCTTATTTAATCAATAACAAAAACTGATATGTCTAGCAGCAATCCTAATAAAACTGATATACAAACCGGCTTATCTGTTCCGGCACAAATACCATTAGATTACATAAAGTATAGTCCTTCGGAAAGTATTTTGTCTAGTTTAGGGCTTAATGACAATCTAGCTTTTACATATTATGACAAACTTATTGTTCATTGTAGAGAAGAAGATACTAAATGGGAATGGAGAGTAGGAACTGTTGCAGAGGTAGGTCTTGTTGCTCAGAATTTTACTTATCCTCTTCGATGGATTGTTGATGATGTTAATTACTCTGGTAAAGAATATAATTTTTACAAGCTTACTGAAGCTAAGGATTTATTTAGTACTATCAATGAAATAACAGAAGCTACTGGAGCTTATGTTACGGGTAACGATATTGTTTTTAATCCGGAATGGAAATGGATAATAGCAAATATACCTTATAGCAATCCTGTTGAAGAAACTATAACTATTCCTTTGTCATCAACCGATTACTCAAGACTTGTTTATTTTGTTCCTAATGTAAGCAATAGTTTTGATATGATATCTGGCGAAGAATCTTTAGGAGAACCATTTGCTCCTGTTCTTCCTAATGGTGGAATTTATGCTACTTGGGTAAAAGTAACAGATACCGGTATTAGTGAACCTATTATGCCTATAATTGGTGACAATTATATAACTAAAACTTCAAAAGGTGGAATTATTTTTGATTTTCCTGTTAGTTATGGACATGTTCCTTTTGTTGATATTCCTACCGAAAAATCTTTAATCCAAATAGCTGGAGGGGCAACAAGTTTAGGAGGGGTAAATATTATTGACGAAGGTTTGGATGAAATGTATGAATGGAAAGATTTTTATGTTTTCAACTATACTGGTGCTCCTTTTACAATATATGATTATAGTTCTCCTTTTTCTGGTGGAGCGTATAAATTTGCTTTTACTGAAGGGAAAGATCTTGTTATGAAGTATAAAGAAATAGCTCATTTCAAAGCAAGACAAACGGCTTGGAATAGTTATTTTTTATGTTTCGTTGGTATTCTAAGAAATACTATTTCAGATATAGAAGGTCTAGAGGAAGAATTGGATAAGATACCAAAAACATATGCTAAAAATGTTTTTTTCAATTTCACAAATCCAAACTCTCTTTCAGCAACAATATTTGATTTAAATAATCCTCCTACTGTAAATGATGATTCATTAAGATTAGATAGTCAAAATTTATATATAGGTAATAATAATTCAACTTGGGTTTATAATTCTTCTACTAGTCTTTATGAACCTGAAGTAATTACTTCTGAAATATCAAATTTTCTTTTGGCTGGACCGGAAGTAGATGCGGGAAATAATAAAACAAACCATATTTTTAGATATGGCGGAATCTCTATTGGTACCAATATATTTAATTTGTCTAAGTTTTTAATACGTAGTCTTGGTTCTGTATTAGGAATAATGGTTGATAGTGATGGCACAACTGCATCACCAAAAAGCAGAAGATTGTCTTGGTTCGCTTCCAATAGTGTTGAAGTTGCTTATATTGATACGCCTGACGAAAGAACCAATACCAATGCTGTTTCAATGAATTTTGCAACTAGAAATTCTGACGGTACTATTTCTATAAAAGTAAAAGTAAATAAAGACGGAAGTCTTAATGTTCCTAATCTTGCTGGAACTGGCAGTAGAGTTGTTGTAGCCGATTCATCAGGTAATTTATCAACTAGCGATCCTCTTTCAAAAACAGAGATTGCTTATGCGTGTAGCGATGAGTTTTCTCCTTTAATGGTAGGTGATGTAATAACATTTAGAGTTCCATTTGCTATGACTTTATCTGAGGTAAGAACAAGTCTTAATACAGCTCCAACAGTATCTAGTTTAATTGTTAATGTAAAAGAAAATGGTGTGTCAATATTTAGTACATTGCTAAGCATTGATGCTACAGAGAAAACAAGTGTTACGGCAGCGGTTCCGGCTGTAATCTCTGATGTTAATTTAGCAAATGATTCAGAGATTATAGTAAGTGTAACTCAAATAGGTAGTGGAGTTGCTGGAGCAGGTTTGAAAATATTATTCATAGGAAAAAAAGTTTAACTAATTAATAAAAAACAAATATGGTACCATCAGTTTTAGTTCGTAAAAGCACAAAAGAAATTATTAAACACGATTTATATCCTCGCGAAGATATGCTTCCGGTTGAGGGAATTGATCCCGATTATGAATGGTTGGTAAAAAACATTCCTTATCCTGAACCAGATTATGATTCTAGAATTTTTCTTCTTCAAACTAATCTTCCTGACTTGGAGCATTTGCTAGAATTTGGACAACATCCATCTTATCCAGGATTAAGAGAGTATAGAATCACCTACAATCCAATCAAACGACCTAATGCGGAGATTGTAATGGCAATTGAAAATGCTGAAAAAGATGCAAATGCTTCTATTTGGAGTGAATCCGTACATAAAGACGAAACGTTGTTTATGATTAATAGTGTTCGTAAAGAAGCTTCAAATATTGCTTTAACAGATGAAGAGCAAGCGCATTTAAATAAATTATCATCTATCAATGTAAAGCTTGCTAAAAATCTTGACACAAGAAACATAAAAGTCCTTCAAGTTACAAATGGTCAAGAACCTAATATTGATGAAGGATGGGAGAGAAATTAATTAATCCGATCTATAATGTTTACAAAAAATATAGACAAATGAATCTAGTAAACCCATATCTGTTTAAAGCTACTTGGAATCTTATTAATTTAGTTGTTAAAGCTGGTCTTGAAATTACAGCTGGTACAGAATCACAAAGGAAATCAGGTATTTTTTTTAAACCTGACGGCACTAGAGTTTACACTTGTGCGGACAACAATGAGCTATCACAAGGAGATTTAAGCATACCTTGGGATATATCAACCCGTACACTTAATTATATAAACAAAAGTCAAACAGGAAGTCAGCAAGGATTAACTTTAAAAAATGACGGTACAAAATTATATCTAGTAAATATTACATCGAATTTAATACAAGCTTTTAATTTAACTACTGCATGGGATGTTTCTGTTAAAACAACAGCGGAAACAACTAGTATTCCTGCAAATGGTAGAGGAATAGAGTTTAATAGTAATGGAACATTGCTATTCATTATGACCGCCACCACTATGTACAGTTACTCTCTAAGTACGGCATGGGACGTTTCTACGAAAACATTAATAACATCTAAAGATTTATCCGCAGACAGTACAACTTTTCAAGATATTAGGATTTCACCTGACGGTATTAATTTTTATTTACCCAGTGCTATACAAGTAATAAAACAGTACAAAGCCTCCACTCCTTGGGATGTGTCAACACTAACTCTTTTTAGAACAGAAAACAGATCACAGTTTGGTGCAATTTTAGGGTTGTGGTTTAGAAATGATGGTAAAAAACTATATACTGTGGCAAATTCACCTCTTGTCAGGTTTGTAGAATGGAATTGGAAATAACTGTTTAATTAAATATTAAAAAATAATACCTAACTTTAAACCAATTAATAATCAGAAAAATAATAGTATCTAATGACGTTATTTATGTACACTTGCTTTACGACATATTTTAAACCAATTCATCTTTATATAAAAAAGGTGAATATACTTGTGTCGGCCAATGATTTTGATTTGTATTTTAAAACAGTTAGTCTAGCTACTATTCATCAGTGTTTGTCTACTTTTTATGAACGAGAGTATTTTGGAGTATCTAATTTTATTCTATTGATTGTTATAGGAACTGTTCTCATTGATGCTGTATTTGGAGTCCAGAGGTCGATTAAAAAATCACATACTTATTACAGAAAAGCAAAGCGATTAGAATCAGATGATCCAAATAGAGCAAGGTTTATTCGGCTATACAGAGGATATCAATTTAATTCAAAGAAACTATTATTTACCTTCTTCAAATGCTTAACGCTTATCTTCTATTTATTCTGCGCCAATCACATAATGGAGTATCAAAAAGACGATAGTTCTATTGCTGTTCTTATGGGCTTTGCATCAGGAGTAGTTGTTAAAGCGCCAATAGCTTTTTTCTGGTATTATGATTTTAAATCCATTGGTAGAAATATAGAATATGTTTATGGTAAAAAACCACCCATCTTTCCCATAGTAGAAAGTATGTTTGAACCAAGACTAGCTGCTTTTTTAAAGAAAGAGAAAGATGATGGATTTGATGAAGAAGTAGAAGAAAAAGAACAAGAACCAATAAAATAATAATTATGACAGTATTTGCTAGTGCGGGGCATAACCCAAAAGGAATTAAACCAGATCCAGGAGCAATTGGAAATGGATATCATGAAGCAGACCTAACAGTAGAGTTTCGTGATTTGGTAATAACAGACCTTCTTAGAAGAGGTGTTAAAGTAATTCAGGATAAAGATGACGAGCGTCTTGGAACGTATCTGGAACGTATTAAAACTGGTAGTGGTTCGGTAGTAATAGAATATCATTTTGATGCTGCGGATTCACCAACAGCAACCGGAACAACTTCATTAGTTGGGGATGATGCTGACAGATTAGACAAAGCTTTTGGTAAAGAGTTGGCTGATACAACCTCTTCAATTCTTGGTATCAAGAATCGTGGTGTTAAAGCCGAATCAGAAAGCCATAGAGGGCGTTTAGGATTGATGAGAGAATTAGGTATTGTTGCACTACAAGAACTTTGTTTTATCTCCAATGCAAACGATTTGAAACTCTATCATTCCAATAAGCATAAATTGGCTATAGCACATGCAGAGATTATTCAACGTTACGAAAACATGATTTAATATGGAACAGTTTAATATATACAAAATTGATTGGAGTAGAATTGTGCCATATATTATAATCTTTCTTCTTTCCTTGTTGCTTATTGGAAGTTGTAATGGTAGAAAAGAATTAGAGCTCACTAATAAATTACTCAAGAAAGAAGTTGTTGATGGAGAGCATCGGGTTTCTTCTTTACTGAATAAGAACGAGAATTTATTGGTAAAATTAGATTCTTTGAATAAGATAAAGCAAAAGGTAAAGGTTAAAATAGTAGAAGTTGAAAATAAGACTCATAGAGAGGTTGAAAAAGTAATAGGACTAAATACTAAGCAAATAGCAAAATTCTATCAAGAGCGCTACAAATTACCTATTACAATCACTCAATACGGAACTACGCTATCTGATGATGTTGCAAAAAAGAATATTATAGAGATTGTACAATACGATGGTTGTGTTTCTGAAAACTCATTATTAAAAGACGAGCTCCATATAGAAGAGCAGAAAGGAGTTGTAAAAGATACCATTATAAGCAATTTTGGAAAAGTAGTTTCTGAATACGATAGCATAAGTAATAAGCAGAAGGATATTATAAAGAATACAGAAAAGGCAGTCAGGAAAGAAAAGACAAAGAAAACAGTTTGGCAAGGTGTGGCTGCAGCAGCCATTATAGCAACTGGATTTCTAATAGTTAAATAATCAAAAAATATTGTAGATTTGTAGTAAACAATTTCTATATGACTTGGCCACAACTAAAAGAAGCTTTATTGAATTTAACATTGTCTGACCAACCTGTAAAAGTGGCAAGGCATGATACGATAATTGATGAAGCACTATTTTTGAAAAGCCATATAGCGGTAGTGGATAGATATCCCAAAGTAGATCCACCTACACACGCTAACAACCGAGCAAGACTTTTAATAGCTAAACCTCACTTTGACAGATTAATGGCTTACTATCTTATTAAAACACAATTATAACACACTTTTAAACGGTGTGTTTTTTTTGTTTAAATTTGTTGAAAATATATAGCTATGGCCGCCGAAGATGATTCTAAAAAAATACCTAATTTAAATGATGCTCAAATTCATCAATTTTCTAAGGGATGGAGTGTTGACTTAGATAATCATGCTGAAAATCCTAAAGGATATGCTGATGCTTGGAATGGTAGACTTTATAGCGAGGATGGAACATTAGCTTTCGTTTCGGTAAATGGTTCTAAGATGGTTTACAATAATGACCAGATATTAAAATACAACGGTTATTATGCTTTTCAGGATGAACTTATTGTTTTTGGTAAAAGTACTTTTCCAATTGAAGTTGGAGAAACAGAAGAACAAACAGTTATACAAGTTGTTGTTGATAATTTTAATATTGTTTCCAATGTAAATACTGTAACCGGAATTCCTTTCTCTACTCATTTTGTAGAAAGTGAAACTACTATTACTGTTCCTGTTGAGCCAATTGATGAGGATGATTTTAGTCAAAATATGACTGAGGATGATGGACCAACAGTAATTGATGTTACTTATGGTGGATTATTTAAAACACTTACCTATATGCCTTCCAATCCTATTGTTTGCGAGATTGAAGGAATTACTCCACCTATAAACAATCAAGACGATGTAACTGATTTTATTATGTCTTTCAAGTATAATTCATCTGGAATACTTCTTGGAAGAAAATTATGGGTTGGTTATTTGAATATTCCTATGGATGCTGTAATTTGTACAGAAGGAGTTGATGAAAACGCAAGTTACAAAAGAGTTTATTTTACCGACTACTACAATTACTCAAGAGTTGTAAATGTTAAGGATCCAAAACTTTCAACAAGAAAAGCTAATGATTTTAATATTTCTCCAACTGGTACTTTATTGAATCCAAGAGTAAAATCAGTTCAAGAAAATGGAAGTTTAAAAGCAATGACTGTTTTTTATGTAATGAGATTGATTACTGAAAATGGTCAGATAACAGACTTCTCTGCTTTATCAAGAGGTTTAAAAATAACTGAAGGAAGTGGTAATGAACTCAAGGGTGGAGATATTAGTGAGTCCACTAATAAATCTGTAATTATTGAATGTTATATTCCGGATTATAAAAACTTTAAAGAAGTACAATTAGTTGCTATTGAGTATGAAGCAAAGGATGTTCCTAGCGCTATTCGTGTTATTGGAAAGAAAAAGATTGATGCTATAGTTTCTTTTGAACATGTTGGTTCTGAACCTGAGTTTAAAGAAAATGTTACTTTAGCTGATATCTATGCCAATTCTATTACATGGAAATATAATTCTGATTTTACAACAAAAAACAATAAACTTATTGCGTCTTCTTTACGTAATGATCCTTCATTTATTAATTCCAAAAATGTTGCTTTGGATTTTGCTTTGGCTGGTTTTTCTCATTTAGGAGAAACGCATGACTGTTTGCTTAATCCGGATCCTGTTAAATACAATTTAATCAATA